AAGTACACGCATACACCTAGGAAGCCCATAATAGGGGCAAATACAGCGGATCTATGGTTCAGGCTGCTATACCCTTGCCCCGCCCAACAAATGGCTAATATGGGCGGATTTGCGCACCACATTATATTGATGCCTTATTGAGACTGGTTCTCATTAGTGCGCATGGTGTACGGATCAGGAGCGGAGCAAGTACGGAGCGGAGCGCATGAGATGTAAGTCAACCGCCAACCAAAAGTAGAATGACTTTTTGAACTTGAGATTCAATCTCAATTTCGCAAGTGGCGGGGTGCCCCCAATGAATGAAAGAGCGACAGACATAATCACATAAATTTTTTGGGAAAATTTTAGAAGTGGGTTAAAAGTGTAAAGTGAAAGCCAACCTTCTCCATTTATTTTTAGGCGATTTCGTGGAATTGCTTAAAAAGCCTGGTAGATATAATTTTTTCTAAAAATCTGATGTGGTCTGCACTGTAAAAAAAAAAGAAAAAGAAAAGTAACATAAAAGAAAAAGAAATATAGTTATTTGGGATTGTATTAACTCTTCTTTTTTAATAGTATATACTATTATTATAGTTTTAACTAGCGTGTATTTACTATAGTTACTATAGTTATTACTATATAGTATATACTATAGTGCAAAAAAAGATAGATTAAGAACCTCCAAAAATAAAAAAAAATCAAAAAAAAGAAATTCCCTGTTGTCCCGCCTATTATTTCCAGTTTAACTTCAAAAACCACAAAATGGAGACAAATTGATGCCAAGCCAGGATACACGAATAGTAACCGTAGATGGGAAAAACTACGAGTATGAGAGCTTAAGTGCCGATGCACAAGCTGCTCTTGCCGTCGTACAGGAGTTAAATGGAAAGATCAATGAATATCGTAAGGAAGCACACTTTTTGGAAGTAACAAGAGGTGCTTATGAGAGTCAGCTTTCCAGGCAACTGCCATCTAAATCCCTTGAAGATCAGGATTCTAAAGAGGAAAATGCCAAACAGGATAAAACTAGTGGAAAGTCCACTACTAACGGAACTAAGTCTGGGTGAAAGCCTGATTGAACTAAAAAAGATGGCCTTTATATTTGAACAAAGCGGTGATCCAGATGTCTTAGAAGACCTTCTGAGCACCATTAGAAATATAGAAGTACCTGTTTTAGTTTCAGGATACCACATACCACATGAGGCCGAAGCCTAAACTTGCAATTGTCGTTCCAGATCAGCACTTTCCTTTCCATGACGCCCCTGCCGTAAACTGCGCCCTAGCCGCAATCGAGATCGTAAGACCCGATTCTTTCATAAATCTCGGTGATGTTGGCGAATGGGAGTCAGTTTCAGCATGGAAGTGGAAAGGGAAGAAACAGCCACCTCTGGAATACCAGATACCCGTAATCGAAAAAGACATCGATGATGTCAATATGGGCCTAGATCTGTTCGATAAGGCCCTGGATAAAGTAAAATGTACAAATAGGTACATGCTTGAGGGCAATCACGACGATTGGACCAACCGATTCGTGGAAAGATACCCCTATATGAAGCATTTTGCCTTTAAAGAGTGCTGTAACCTAAAAAAACGGGGATATCACTTTTACGGTTATAACAAACCCCTGAAATTAGGTAAATTAAATTTTATACATGGCGCCTATGCAACGGTATACCACGCTAAGAAACATCTTGAAGCTTATGGCAGCAACATTGTGTATGGTCATACTCACGATATTCAACGCCATTCACTTACTAAGCTCGATAGTGGTACTATTGGCGCTTGGAGCATGGGCTGCCTTAAGGATATGTCTGCTGAAAAGAACAAATGGTTAAGAGGCAGACTACATAATTGGAATCATGCATTTGGAATTATCACATGGCACAGCAATGGGAACTTCCAAGTCGAAACAATCGAAATACAGAAAGGTAAATGTTTTGTATGGGGAGACGAGGTAGATGGAAACAGGGGTTAGTCGGGGGGATATAGAGTTGGATCATTACAATGATCATGAGGTCGGGTGCGCTGACCCCGTGTTCCATAGGAAAATTAAGGGAAAAACCCATTATGCCTACAAAAATAAGGCAGATTTGCTAAAAGTCCATAAAAATGCAAGGATTTCAGATGCGGGAACCGCAAAAGAGGGAGATTGGGTAGAAGCCCGCAATGGCGTAATGAGCCAGGTGGTCAAAAAAGGGACAATTGGAAAGAATTCGACCTATATACGCACTCCCCTTGGTCAATTCAGGCCATATAACGGGAATAACCCTATTTCAGGTGAACCGCACAAATCAGTATACACATTTACAGCCAAAGATCCATGGGACTCAAGTGACAGAGAAATACCCAGTGAGATGGAAGTTATGTTCGTAAACCTGATTTTTGGTCATGTACCCAGAGAAGTGGCGTATATGCACCTTTTTAAAACAAATAATACTGAATATGCCAGAGAAAGATCAGCATGGTTGCTTAAACAGAAAAGGATAAAAAAGATCGTGGATGAAAAATTATCAGACAAAATGGATAAACTTAACCTAACAGAGGATTTTATACTTGAAGAGATGTATGATAGTATAAATGTAGAAAAAGGCACAGTAAAATTTAACTACCTTAAGCTTGCTGCCGAACTGAGAGGCATGATGCCAAAGGAAAAGACCCAGACGCTATCTATGCTCGGACAGACATTCACTGGATTCACCAAGGAAAGGCTGAAGGAATTTGAAGAAAGACCCGCTCTCAAAGACAAAAACAATATTGGAGCAGATAACAAGCAGTGAATCTAAGGTAGAAAGCAGGGGGGATTCAACTTGGGATGGAAAAATCACCGATAGAACGATTAAGTTTTGTCCTTCGTGCCACCGTTGTTACGATACTAAATATTATAAGGATGTCGTTGATTCTGGTTCAATTACTTATTATGATGATTTTCCCAGATATGGAAAGGAAAAACTGCCTTGCGGGAACTGTGCGTAAATGTAAACAGGCTATTCTATCCGAATTACCCAAGTAGCCAAAAGTGGGGAGATGTCAACTATACCATACGAATGACGAAAGGAGCCAAGTGTGAACGGAAACCAACAAGAAAAAAAGAAAAAAGGATTTAAGGGGTGGTGGAAAGATGTTTTAAAAACCCACGATTACGGCGAAAACCCAGAAGACCCGTTACATTACTATGACTATAAAGGCGCCTATGAGGCTGGAGAGGCGATCCCGTCTAAAAAAGGAGAGCACTGGCCTTCAATATTTAAACACGATCTGCATCCAAACAGATTTATATCGGGAAAAGCAGCTGGATTTCCAGAGATCTCTTGGTGGGACTCGAAACGGGAGGAAGCAGCCACAGAAGCCGAGGTTATGGGGCAATGGAGAGAAAGAATGGAGTTTGAAGAAGAACTTGGGGTTAAAAGACCGCAGGGATATTGGCATTCGTACATTCATGGAGTGAGGGAGTAGGTTGGGTGGAGCATATATGAAAAAGGCTGACTTCAATATAACGATGCCTCCATCTGTAATGGCTGAAAAGGACGAGGTGCTGCAAAGGGCGTATAAAGACCTTATTTTCTTTGGGAAGGCGTTTTTACCGAAAGATTTCTTAAAAAAGAGTAAATCTCCAGAATTTCACTACCAAGTTGCTAAAAAACTGATATCTACTGTTCCAGGGCAAAGGATCTGTAATATACTTCCCCGTGGGTTTGGTAAGTCAATTCTGGCAAAAGCAGCAATTATGCACAAATTTTGCTTTTCTGGAGAAGATGAGCAGCATTTCTTCGCTTGGGTGTCCGAAGAACAGGGTCAGTCCATTGACCACATCAAATATATTCGCCAGCACTTTGAAGAGAATAAGATGATCAAGTATTATTTCGGAAACCTTGATGGCGGTAGCGTTGGCAAGAGGTGGACAGAAAAAGATTTGGTTACTGCAAAAGGGGACAGAATCATAGCAAAGGGGACCAATCAGAGGCTGAGAGGCCGTGCGGAGGTGGATGTAAGGTATACTGGTATCATTTTAGACGACTTTGAGTCTGAATTGAACACAAAAACACCAGAAAGAAGAGCTGAAATCAAAAAATGGGTAGTTTCGACGGTTTATCCTGCTTTAGAGGAAACACCAGGGAACGAAGGCTGGATATGGCTTTCTGGGACGATTGTACACTTTGACAGCTTTTTGCAGATGATATGTGACGGATATAACAAAGCAAAGAAAAACGAGACAAGTTATACTTGGGATTTGACCTTTATGAGGGCTATCGAGGATGGAAAGCCAGCGTGGTCAGACCAGTTTCCACTTTCAAAGCTGAAAACGAAGAAAAAAGAGTTTATCGGAGCTGGCCTTGTAAACAAGTTTGCTCAGGAGTATATGAACGATGCTAGGGATATAGGATCTGCAGCATTCAAGATTGACCGCATACAGCACCATGCGTATGAATATAAGTGCGAAAACAAATTTGGGTATATTGCAGACAGGGACAATGCAATC